GCTAATGGAGACTTAATAAAAACTGCAAAAATATGGAAAGAAGGTAGAGTTGGATCACCTAAAACAGTATTTGAAGATGAAGAGTATTTAAGAAGATTTAAACAGGGTGTAGAGGGGGAAAGAGTAAAATATGAACAACCTGAAATTCCTCCTGTTCCTGTTTCTAAACCAGTTTCGTAAGCTACCCTAATAATAGGCACTTACATAACCAGCAGCCACCCATACGCCACGTGGCACTGCATATAAGGAGAAAATGATGGCAAAACAGAAAGGTGTTCGTGCAAATAAGCCGAATGATACGAAGGGCACTATTGACGATGAAAAACTTTATAAGAATAGATATCGTGAAGAAGTGGACAGAGAAGATGATGATGAGATAGAAACTAGATCTGAAGATAGTTCTGACCCTGTTGAGGAAACTCCAAAAACAGCTACTCAGAAGTTAGGAGAAAGTTTTGTCGAAACAAAAAAAGACCACGACTATAAAAAACGTTATGATGACTTAAAACGTCATTACGATGAAAAAATAGCTGAGTGGAAAGAAAAAGAAACAAGTTTGAAAAACTTTGGAAACACTGCAACAAAAGATATTCGTATCCCTCAAACACGAGAAGAATACGAAGATTTAAAAGCACAAAATCCTGAACTTTATCAAACTCTGGAATCTTTATCTACTGCAAAAGCTGAAGAACAGCTTCAAGGAATTAAAAAAGAACTTGATGACTACAAAGGTCGTGCAACACAACTGCAACGTGAAAAGGCTTATGAAGAACTTTTAAGGTTGCAACCAAGTTTCGATAAACTTAAATCTGACGAAAAATTCTTGGATTGGTTGAAAGATCAACCAGCATCAATATCAGATGGCATATATAATAATAGTACGGATGCTAAATGGGCTTCCAGAGTAATTGATCTGCATTTAGCAGATAGTGGGAAGTCTAAGAAGAAGGTCAATAAGGAGGCTGATGCTGCAGCTTCTGTTAATGCTCCACAAGTTCGTGAAGTTAAAACAACAGATGCTAAAGGTAACAAAATCTGGAAAGCTTCAGAAATACAGAGGTTAAAACCTTGGGAGTATGAGAGACTTGAAAAAGAAATTGATCAAGCTCGTTCTGAAGGAAGAGTTGACTTCGCTTCTTAATCATTATTAACTTTAACTAAGTAGAGAAGGAGAAAGTCTTATGGCTTTTACAACTGCCGCAGGTTATGCTAACCTGCCTAGTGGTAATTTTACACCCTCTATCTTCAGTCAAAAAGTCCTTAAATTTTTTCGCAGAGCATCGGTTGTGGAAGACATTACCAATACCGATTATTACGGAGAAATTGAGAACTATGGAGATACGGTTAATATTATCAAAGAACCAACAATTACAGTGTCAGCGTACCAACGTGGTGCTGTAGTTAATCCACAAGACTTGGCTGATGACCAGATTACTTTGGTTGTTGACCAAGCAAACGCTTTTGCGTTTAAGATTGACGATATTGAAGAACGTCAATCGCACGTTAACTGGGAAGCAATGTCTACTTCCTCTGGTGCATACTCACTAAAAAGAAACTACGATGCTAACGTAATGCAAGTAATTGCTAACGGTGCTGGTATCGCAGGAGCTGATGATGCGAGTTTATCAGGGGGGTTAACAACTACAGACTCTGCAATAGGTACAGCAGGTGCTCCAGTTAACATTGAAACCGATGACAACGGCATCAACTTAATGCTTGCTATGGCAAGACATTTGGATGATCAGAGTGTTCCAGAAGAAAACAGATGGTTTGTTGCTCCACCAAAATTTTACGAGAAAACACTCCAAGCTGGCAATAAACTTGCTGAAGTTCAGGTAACTGGGGATAGTACTTCTCCATTACGTAATGGACTTGTGACTAATGGAACTCTTGCTGGATTTCGTTGTTATAAATCAACGGCATTGAACAGTACTGGTGGAACAGATCAGGTAACAATGACAGGACTTGCTACAGATTCGTCTGAGCATCTCTGCCTAGCTGGTCACATGTCTTCAACTGCAACTGCATCACACATTGCAAAAACTGAAGTAGTTAGATCTACTGAAAGTTTCTCTGACATTGTTAGAGGTCTTCATGTTTTTGGACGTAAAGTTCTTAGACAAGAAGCACTTGTTCGTGCTGTTGTAGATTACGCTTAAGGGGAGGGCTAACATATGACTGATTATGATACAACCGTCTCAGGTGGGGGAACAATTGGGCATCCAGCCAATGTTTCTCGACCTTATGTAGTAGTGTCAAAAGTTTTTGATGCTGCTGACCAAAACCTTTCAGCAAACGATCAAGTTATGGTAATCGATGTTCCTGATGACACTATTGTCATTGGGGGTATGATTGACGTAATTGAAGCAGGTGGGTCAGGCTTAACTTACGATGTAGGACTAAGTACTGACATTGATGTCTTCTGTGATGGCATTGATGGTAATACTGCTGCAGTAAATGCTTTTAATATTAAAGCTGCAGGTATTAACTTAACACAAGCTGCTGATAAGATCCAAGTGAAAGCTTTGGGTGCAGGAGTAACTGCAGGTCGTTTTAGAGTTATCGCTGTAATGGCTGATGTCTCAAACGGACCAACTGAGACTGCTACAGATAGTAGTGGTACTTAACAACTAATAATTGAGGGGTAATTTAATTTACCCCTCTTTTATATGAAAGAATTATAATGTGGATTCCAGTAATAATCGTAGCATGGAGTTTTAGTGGATCTCCGATGTGGGTAAATTTTCCGATGGTTAATTTCCCATTTAGTTCAAAAGAATCTTGTACAGAATACGTAAAAACAGTACGAAGTCAAGTTACAAAAAGTAACAATTATGTATCTGGGTATAGTGTGTGTATAGAAGTTCCTAAAGGAGAACCAACATGAATTTAGAAGACAG